CTAATTATTACATTCAGCCGATCCATGTTGTTAATCCAGAAGATGGCGTATTGTTCTCTTGCTCAGATAGAACAAAGAAGATAGATTTTAGTTACACATATGGAGTAGATACACCGTGGGACAACTTTGTAAATACAGATACTTACTATGATGATAAAGGAAAATATTTAGCTTTTATTCCAACAACCACCGTCGAATCTAAATCATTTGTAATAAATGACTTTTTGTTTATTCCTATGGAATCAGGGTTTACCGATTCTAAAATTGAATGGCGGAATGAATCGGGAGTAATAGTAGAAACTAGCGTAGATGGAACAAACTACTCGTCTTGCGTAAATGGAGAAGCAATTCCTCAATATAAAAAAGGCGGGTTCGGAACAAACGGACTTCTCTATATTAGAATAACAATGAGCACCACAGATGCCAGCAAATTCCTTCCAAGAATTTCATATTTCTCAATTAGATTCTATAGCCAGTCTAGGATATTTGCTGACAACCATAATAGTTATATTGAATCTAACAATCAATTTGCGATAGGGTCTTTAAATTATTCCCCGCTTTTAAGACATTACAATAACGGTATTAGACCAAATTCAACATATGGATTTAAAATCAATAATGGATTAAACATAAATACGGTAGAGATGTTCTTTACTCCAAAAACAACTGGAGCCAATACTTTATTCTATGATCCAGTAACCAGCACCAAGTATGCCTGGAATGGGTCTGGAGCGGTCTCTAAGGCCTCTATAAGCGCCTTTTACGTCAATGGGGTAGACAAGACCTCACAGACCAATATAAGCAATTTCCTGGTCGCTGGAGAGCCCCATCACATAGTCCTTGTATTCTCTGCACCAGTTACTGGAAACCTTCAGTTTAATTATGAAACAACAGGCGGGCCAGATAATTTATACAACAATATAGCGATATATAATAGATCCCTAACTCAGGCAGATGCGACAACCCACTTTAATTTATATTGTGGAAGACCTTCGACTACAGTAACCGATCCAGTAATGGACCTGACAGAATTAGCCCCAGTGTATTATGATAATGACTGGATAGTGCTACAAAGTATATAATTTTGTCACTTCCCCTGACAAAAAGCTGGACTTAGACCGTAAAGAATGGTAAAATAAACTTCTATGGATATTGGTAAAGCAAAAACTAAGATTCTGCAAGAAGAATCTACACTAGGAATCTATGTTTGGGAAATGCCAGACGGCAGATGGATTGGAGACGACGATGGGAACTTTCTTTCGATCACGTCCAAAAAAGGAAATAGATCCAGAATCGATGCTCTGGCTAGAGAAGTTCGCTCATACGGTATATATGAAGGCGGGCCTAAATTTCTTTCAGCCCGACGTAAAATCACAGACGAAGAGTATGCAGAACAAGAACAAAGACTTAGGTGGGGTCTAGTTCCAGATCCTTTGGATATTGGAAACTATAAAGACGAAATGAAAAATTTGAGGGCAGAGGGACAGTAATGATTAAATACGAAGAAGATGATAACTCACAAGAGATAGCAATATCTAATGTTGCCGACTGGATGAAGTTTAATACTCCAAGAGAGCAAACAAGTACAGACCTATTTAAAGTAAGCGGAGAAGACCTCACAAAAATATCAGGACTAAGTCCTGCATTCCGTCGTAAGATAGGCAGAGAATTACAAAAGAGATTCCAGGGTATTGAGGGAGTCGAAACACAACAGAATTTATTAGCACAAGCAATTACTGGCTACGCTATGTTCGATCTTATCGAACCCCCATATAACTTAGATTATCTTTCAACCATATACGAAATTTCACCATACAACTATGCAGCAATTAATGCTAAGGTTTCAAACATCGTAGGACTAGGTCATGACTTTGTTGAGACAAGAAAGACAAACGAAGCATTTGATAATATCACAGATGATAAAGCATTAGATCGTGCTCGCAGAAAGCTAAATAGACTTCGCCAAGATTTATATGACTGGCTAGAACAGTGCAACGAAGAAGAAACATTTACAGAGACATTAATTAAAGCCTACACAGATGTTGAGGCAACAGGAAATGGATATATCGAAATAGGCAGAACATCTGCTGGAAGAATTGGATATATCGGACATATCCCTGCAAAGACAATGCGTGTGCGTCGTCTTCGTGACGGTTTTATTCAATTGCTATATGGTAAGGCAGTATATTTCCGTAACTTTGGAGATCAAGAAACAGAGAATCCAATTGCAGGCGGACTAGATAGACCAAACGAAATTATTCATCTAAAGAAATACACACCAACAAATAACTACTATGGTATTCCAGATATCGTAGCATCTTCAAATGCTATGGCTGGAAACGAGTTTGCTGGAAAGTATAACCTTGACTACTTTGAAAATAAAGCGGTTCCAAGATATATCATCACCGTAAAGGGTGCTAAATTATCAACAGAGTCTGAGCGTAAATTGCTCGAGTTTTTCCAGGTGGGTCTAAGAGGTAAGAATCACAGATCCCTTTATATTCCTCTTCCACCAGATTCACCAGACTCAAAGGTTGAATTTAAGATGGAGCCAATTGAGGCAGGAACTCAAGAGTCCTCATTTAACGTGTATCGTAAATCTAATAGAGATGAAATTCTATTATCTCACCGTGTCCCAATTAATAAAATTGGAACTCCCGAAGGAGTTAATTTGGCGGTAGCTAGAGATGCCGATAAAACATTTAGAGAGCAAGTATGCCGTCCAGCACAAATGAATTTGGAAAAGAAATTAAATAAAATTATTGAGGAAATGACAGATGCCCTAATAATTAAATTTAATGAACTTACTTTGACCGATGCGGATACCCAGTCCAAAATTGATGAAAGATATTTGAGGATGCAGGTTGTTACCCCTAATGAGGTAAGAATTAGAATGGGTATGGTCCCACTTGACGGCGGAGATAAAGTCGTTGAATTAAAACCACAGCAACAGGCAGAGGCAAGAGCACAGGCAGGAAAAACCAGAACTAGAGATTCTGAAAGGTCTGCAAATTCCCCAGATATTTCTGGAGAAGGCCGAAATGCTCAGGGCGACGGAAGACAAGTCGACTAACCCTACTCAACTGATTATTTGCCTTATATACAATAACGTTATAAAATTAAGCATATGAATATCGAGAAATCTCTTTGGTCTTCGCATGGCGATAACATCACGTTATCCGTGCCATTTACCAAAGTAAACCGTGAAAAACGCACAGTCTCAGGATTTGCAACACTTGATAATGTTGATCAGACTGGTGATGTAGTCACCTCTGAAGCAAGCATGAAAGCATTCGAAAATTTCCGTGGAAATCTTCGTGAGATGCATCAGCCAGTTGCAGTAGGTAAGATTGTTTCTTTTAAACCAGAAACTTATTACGATCCAGCATCAAAAGAATTTTATAACGGAGTTTATGTAGATGCGTACATTTCAAAGGGCGCTCAAGATACATGGGAAAAAGTTTTAGACGGAACTCTCGCAGGTTTCTCTATCGGCGGAAAGATTATTGAATCAGATAACGAAGTTAATAAGTCAACAGGTAAGACTGTAAGGTTTATTAAAGACTATGCTTTAATGGAGTTGTCAATTGTAGATTCGCCAGCAAACGAACTATGTAACATATTGTCAATCTCTAAGATGAACGGTCAGCTAGTATTTAAAGGAATGGCAGCAGATATCGTAACAGAAAATATTTTTTATTGTAACGAATCTGATTCAGTATTCATTTCCACAGAGTCATCATATGATTCCCCAGTTACAGGTAAGCCTGCAACATTGATAGGATGGGTAGAATCAAACGATGTTAACAAAGCAAAAGAAATAGATAAGATTCTTGATTTACATAAAAAGTCAAGATTGTCGACGCCTGAAACACAAATTGCAAAACAGGCAGACATAGAAGGAGGTAAAGAAGTGTCAGATAATACAGAAAACGTAGTTGCAGAAGATGCAGTAGCACCAGAAGCAACCGTAGAAGACACAGCAGCAGTTGCTCCCGCAGAGGAAGCACCAGCTGTTGAAGAAGCTCCTGCAGATGCAGTAGCAGACGCTTCTGCCGAATCTCTAGAAAAAGCAGCCGACGTATCAGAAGTTATGGTTGATGAACCTGATTTTGCAAAGATGCTTGGCGATCTTAAAGGCTTTTTCTCAGAAACACTAAATAAGGCTTCAGAAGCAAATGCTGCTCAAGTTTCACTTATCAAAGATACAGTTGAAACATTCAGCAAGAGCGTTGATGGTCGTATTTCAGAATTGGCAGAAC